GTTGGGTTCCAAGCCCCACACCTTGCCGTCAGGGTCAAGCTCACACCCCGCGTAGTCCGTGACGCACTCGCGGAAGAACAGCACATCGCTGTACTGGAGGAAACCTTCTTGTGTGACTTTTACTGCCATCGGCTATAAAGTAGCATATTCCCGATAGGGTTGCAATAGGGTATCACTTCTTGCCTTGCTTCTCAAGCGTGTCCTTGTGGCTGTTCGGGCCGACCTTCCCCGCCTTGATCGCCTTGGCCTCTTCGGAGAACTTCATCGCCCTCGCCTGCTCGTACAGGATCTCCGCCTGCTCCGTCACGGTCGGCACATCCACATCGCCGAACTTCGCCGTGAAGCGAGCGTCCTTGCCCATGCAGGCCGCCTCGATCCTCGCCGTCTGCGCGATGATCGACTTCAGGTCTTGGTCGTGGATCTTCTTCACATTCTGCGCGTAGAGCTTGATCTCGTAGTTGCCGCTGTTCGCAAAGCCGGTCAGCTGCGCCATCATAAACTTCGGGGCGGGAATGTCCACCTCCGCGCAAAGGATGCCGTACTGCGCCGTCGTGAGCTGCATACACTCGGTGAGGTATGTGTCCATCTGCTTCGCGTTCGAGTTGCGCGGAACGACGGTCGGGCCCCAGTTGTCGCGGTTCTGCGTCATGTTCTTGAAGAACTTGTCCGCGTATTCAGGATTCGCCGCGAGCTTGCGGACATCAGCCTCAAGCACGAACGAGCGCTTGGAGCGCAGGAGCATCGAGGATTCGTTCGCGCACACCTCGGCCGAGTACAGACGCTCAATCACCATCTGCGGAACCGACGGGCCGAAGTATTTGTACATCGGCTGGTAGATCTTCGCCGTCACCATGTTGCGACGGAAGAAGCACCACGAGCGATGGATTCGCTTCTGCTGGCCGCCGTACACATTCCAATGCGTCGGGCACATGTAGAACTTGTAGGTCGGGTCTTCCAGCTCCCTGCTGCCTGATTCGATTTCGGGGCAGAGGTAGTACGGCTCGATGATGCTCCAGCCGAGGAAGGTCTTGCCCTTGAACTGCGAATAGTCCACGAGCGGAACGGACATGTCGATGTCCTCCTCGAAGCACGGAACCATCAGCGCACCGCCGAACGCCCTCTTGTAGAGCTCGAACTGGCGCATCGTGTCGTCGAGGTTGAACTCCTCGGTATTGAACTTCGCGCCGAGGTCTTCGATGAGCTTCTTGTCTTTTGTTCCACATGGAACAATCTCGTACCCGCAGGACACCGCATCGTCACCCGGCATCGAGCACGCCTTGTAGATGAAGCAGTTTTGCATGAACCAGCCGTTGAGCTGGTCGCCGATGTAGAAGTTGCGGGCCGCGAAATGCTTGAGGAACTTTCCGACGACACCTTTGAGCGGAAGCGACTGCGGCGGAATCTCGCGGAAGCCAAGCGGGATCGGGCCGTTGTACTCGCACTCCGTCATCTGGATCGTGCTGGTAGCGGAATCGCAAGTGATCTTCAGCGCCTTGCCGCTCCTGCCAATCGGAATGCGGACATCAGGGAAGATTGCTTTCTTCACATCGGAGTCGCTGATCTTCTCGACGACATCAGGGTATGCTTCCACGAGCGTCTTGTTCTTGCCGTACCTCTGTGTGTACGACTGCGGCTTCTTCTGTTTCGTTGTCTTTCGCATGATGTGCCCTCGCGGATTATGATACAACATTACCTCGGATGGTGTCAATCGTCATAGCCCTCTGTCACGCTGCCGGCCGCAATCGCCTCGTACTCGGAATACCTGAAGCAGTCGGTCGAGTGATCGCCCAGCTTGCCGGGTTTGTCGAACCATCCGCCGCCGGGTTTGGCAAGCGCCTCAAATGTCAGGAACTCCTCGATGATCTCCACAGGAAGATCCGAGTCAAGCACGATCTTGTTGAGGGCACGCATGTACTGGTAGCCGACATCGCGGCCGTTCGCGCCCTGCTTCGGTGCAAAGTCAATGGGGAGGTTGTAGGGTTCCGCTTCGAGGATTGATGCTTCTGCTTTTCCCTGTGCGTCTGAATGGATTGGGTCATCTGGGCAGTCCCTTGTCTTTGCGTGTACCAGCTCGGCGAACTGCTCGTACTTCGTCTTGTTGCTCTCGGTGTCCCACTCCTTCTGGTAGATGCCGTCCATGACATAGCCGATGCCACGGTCGGTGTCGATGTAGGTCTTCTCCCAGACATTCGGGTCTTTCATTCCCCAGTCGATACCCATGTTGAAGTAGTCGAACGAATCGCGCTCCTCTTGGGTGATCTTCCTGACTTCGATGTTGTTGAAGAACTCGCCGCCAGTACCACACGGGATGCCGAGGTACATGTACTTGTACTGCGCCGGCTTGTTCGCTTTCATCGCCTCGATCTCGGAGAGGATCTTCGCGCCGAGCCACGCCTTTGGCATGGTGAGGTATGTGGACTTGTGGGTGAGTCGCGTCTTCTTCCCGATGTTCTTCGCCTCGACATTGATCCAGTCGTGATTCGACTTCGGAGGGTTGTAGGTCAGGATCGTCATGTACTCCTGATCGCCCTCTTCTTCCGCGTCGTAGTCGCGCTCGTCGTCGTCAGCGCCGCCACGGAGGATTGACGCGACCGCTTGGTCGATCTCCTCCATCGAGGCGAACTGCTTTCCTTCCTCGAACCACGCGATTGAGAGGTAGCCCTCTTCAACCGTGATCGAGCGCACCTTCTCTTCGTCATCGAGGCCGACGAAGAATATCTGCTGGCCGGTCAGCTCGTTGGTGAAGGTCATGTCCGTCTTGTTCGGCTTCCAATGGTAGAAGCCAAGGCGCTTGCGAACCTTCATCATCTGCTTCCAGCACGACTTGCGGAGAGACGACGCGACCTTGCGGACGACGACCGCGTTCTTCTTCGGGTCGCTTTCGAGCGCAAGCCATATCACGACAGACGCGAAGTACGACTTGCCTGACGCACGGCCGCCTTGGAGGAACAGCTCGTCGTATCTGCACTTCGCCCATTCCTCTGGGCGCAAGTCGGGGCCGACGATGAACGGAACGATCTCGTTGTAAACCACATTGAACGCCGGCTGCCATAGCTTGTTCAGGCGAATCATGTCCTGAATCTCGGCTTGGCTCACAGGCGTTTCGACTTCTGGCTTACTTTGTCGGGACATCAATCACCTCTCCCTGCGGCTTGCGCTCGACGGGTATTCCGTTTGCATCGACTTCCACGACAGGCATCACCGGCACAAGCGCGATGCGCTTCACACGCTGGCCGACACCGCTCAACAGTTCTGCCTGCTCGCCATACCTCTGCGGCATCATCTTTGGCAGGCAGAACTCGATCATCTTCTCGCGGGCAATCGGATTGATGCCATCGTCAAGGCACATGTCTACGGCTGCCTGCTCAATCTCCTCGGCAGTTTCGAGAAGCGCATCCTCATAGGACTGCTTCAGCTCCGGGTCGTTTTCGAGTAGACGCTTGATGTAGCACACGGACACGCCGTTGCGCCTTGCGATCTTCGACAGCTGCGGATGCTTGCCTGAAAGCAAGTCCGCCTTGATCTTCCTGATCTGCACGGCCGAGATTTCAACGCCTCGGACAGTCGTGGTCGGAAGCGCAATCGACGGCCCGTCGCAAGTCGCCTGATCCGAGCGGGTATGAAGCTGTGACTTAACTTTCGCCATTGGTCGTCTTGCCGTCGAGCGAACGCCAGCAAAGCCCCTTGAGCGTAAGCAGCTTCTGCGACACACCATCGAGGATCGCATGGGCACCACCCGGCAGTCCCGGCTCGCGCTTCGCTTCTTCCACGGCGTAGATGCCAGTCGTCACGACATCGTACAGGCGACGCAGCAATCCCTCGTTGGATTCCTGACGGACTCCTGCGGAGCGTTCGCAAGCGGCCGAGAAGATCTCCTCGTCGGTAGGAGGAAGCTCCTCCTTGTGGCCGAGGTAGTACGCCTCGTTGATGTCATCGACCGCACTTCCAAAGTCGAGCTTGTCGGCGAGAAGGTGCAGGGCGTAGAAGTAAAGGTCGTTCGTGCGGTAGTGGACATCGCGTTTGATGAACTCGCACAGGCGGATTGCGATTAGGACTTCTTTCATTTGGTATTCTCCTTGCGCTTGATTATACCACTTTCCTTGATGCGGGCGGTTGTTCCCTTTGGTAGACCATACTTCTTGTCTACCTCGTACAACTTCCTTCTCTCTTTCTTCTTCATACTCTTACATTACCATACCATAACAATAACTGTGGGTATCAATACCCTATTGATACGGTATCAGTTTGTCGGCTTGTAGATTCTCCTTGCGTACTCCGCCATCAGAAGCGCCTCTGCTTTTCCGTCGTGCGCTTTCTTGCACTTCGGAGTAGCACGCAGATCCACTTGCGGAAACAGCCGTTGCGCGACAGCAATAGAAGTATTCTTATCGGCAGTAGCTCCAAAATACTTCTTCCATCGCTGGGGAAGGACAAGCTCAAAAGATATGCCATTTGCCACGAGCAGTCCCTGTATGAAACCAAAGTTCTGCCCGAAGGAGAATGAAGACGACACGCCCATCTGCGGTGAAGAGTGAACTCTCTCCACGACTGCAAAAGCGTTCCCGTGTCTTGAGATGAAGTTTGCATAACCAACCTCCGAGAACGGCTCGGCCTGAACCGAACCGTCCTCGTTGATCGCGGCGATGAAGCCGCTCTTACCGGGGTCAATGCCTATGAAGGTCATTTCTTACAGCACTTCTTGCAGGGATTGGTGCACTTGTAGGAGTCGGCGATCTTCTTCGCCATCGCAGCCATCGCGAGGATCTGGAGGCGCGTGGCGTACTTGAGAATGTCCTCCGACTCGAACCCGTCGAACGCGATGATGTCGCCCTTGCGGACGATGTGCTTCACGATGGGCTTGGCCTCGATGATCTTCTGCGCCGGTGGCTTCGGCAGCTGGACGCTCTGCTTCACGACCGCCTTGACGACCTTCTTGCCGGTCGGCTTGACGACGATGGTCTTCTTCGCCTGCTTCTTGAGCGCTTCGCGGCGCTTGCGGTCGCGTTCGCGGCGGGCGATCTTCTGGGCTTCGGTGCGGGGCTTGTAGGTTTTCTTGCTCATTGGTTTTTCCTTGTTTGGTTTGTGGGCATTGTCGCCTGGGTTAAAACGGAATGTCGTCGGTATCGGCGGGGCTCGGCTCCTGCGCCTTGGCAGCGCTTCCACGCTCCAGCAGGACGAGGCCATCCTTCTTGCCGACATTGAGAGAGTTGATGCAGTAGTATTTGCCGCTCGTCCTGCTCACGCCCGACTTGCCGGAAATGTAGAATGTCACGACCACCTTGTCGCCGACATTGATTCCGTTCAGCTGCTCGGAGCATCCGCTCTTGACGGAAAGGTTGAACATCAGGGTGATCGGCCATTCCTTCTTCGACGCTTTCATCTGCGCCGCCATGTCCGCGTCCCTCGCGTTCGTGACGACGAGCTTGTGGTCGTAGTCACCATCCTTGATGACCTTCTCCACCCATCCTGTGAATTTCTGTGCTTCCATTGAGTTTACCTATTGTTTGATTTCTCGTCCTTGGAACTTACGCATTATCTTTGCGACGATGCGCTGTCCTGAAATTGTTTCGTGATGCCTGAAGATGAGGCGCATCTTGTTATGGGAGTCGAGCATCTTGCAGCGCAGGATGTTGAGCACCCATCTTGGGCAGGGCGAGTCCAGCTGCTTGTCGAGCGGGCAAAGACGATGCAGTACATCGCGCACTTCCTCGTTCGACATGTCGTGCTTCATGCCGAGGCCGATGTCAACCTCGTCAAGCAGCCAGTCAACAGCATCGCCCTTGCGCTTCATCTGAACAGCATGTCCACCTTCCTGCGAAGCCAGCAGTGCTTCTCGCGCTTCGTCGTGCGCTTGCTGACATTGAGCTGGCGCTGGGATTCGACCCACTCCTTGTGCTGCTCGTCGAGCTGCATTGGAGCGACATAGGCGTGGATCGCGTCTCTCACGAGCGACGACACATCCTTGAAGATGGGAGTGCCATCCTCGTTCTTCTTCGTATCGACGAACTGGATGACCTTGCCGTAGTCCTCAAGGTCGATCCTCGCCGTCACTTGGCGGAGGTTGTACTTGGGTTCGTTTGCCATTTGGCCTTTTCCCTTTCGATGCCGGCGTAGATGTATTCTCGCAGGAGGTGGCTTGCCGAGACATGACGCATCGCGGCAAGTGCCAGCACCTCGTTCTTCATCGTCTTGGATGTGACGATGCAGACGCGGGCGGAGTCCTCGGCCAGCTTTGCGTGCTTACTCTCGGCAGCCACTTCGTCCATTAGTTCAAGCCCCTCTTCTCAAGACGGCGGCACACCGACTTCGCGGCCTTGAGCGAGGTCGTCCTGAAGGTGTAGTGGTCTTCCGGCTTGAGCGACTTCGCACCGATTTCCGCCATGCTGACGACTGCGATAAAGTCCTTCGGCGGGATGCGGTACGACAGATGGTTCTCCGCGAACTTCATCGCCTCGACCAGCTCGTCGGGATTGAAGTTGGGGATGTTGGCGAGGTACTTCTTGCCGCGACCGGCGAAGAACTTTGCGTACTGCTTGAGCGTCTTGATTGCCTTTTCCTGTTCCATGTGGATTCCTTATATTGCGAGCGTTGTCTGCTCTGTCCTGTTGAAAGCCACCCCTGTGCGGATGGCCACGATCATCTTGTCAACAGATCTCTCGGCCTGCTTGGAAACTTCAAGGCCCCTGCGAGTCCTGAAGTATTCCTTTTGAGCTTCGCGCATGAACACGACCGCCTTATAGAAGTCGTTGAACGCCTTGCGCTTGCGCTCCTCCTCCGTCATGCGCCGACCCCCGTGGAGCCAAAGCCGTCGATGCCGCGATCAGTTTCACTGGGGCGAACATCGTCCGTTTCCTCAATCTCCGGGCGGACGACGGGCGCGAGGACGAGCTGCGCGATCTTATCGCCGATGCTCACCGTGTGCGTGTCGTTGCCGAGGTTCACGAGCGTGATGGAGATCTCGCCACGGTAGCCCTCGTCAACCGTTCCGAACATGGCGACGATTCCCTTCGACGCGAGGCCGGAGCGAGGACGCACCTGAAGCTCATACCCTTCGGGGATTATCGCGGCGAGGCCGGTGGAGAATGTGTGGCGCTCAAGGTGTCCGAGCGTATGCGCCTCGACCGAGCGGATGTCCATTCCGCTGTCGGTAGGGTGTGCGCGTTGTGGGATGCTCGCAAGTGTGTCGAGCTTCTTGAATTTCAATACTGTCGTTTCCATTGTCTTGTTTGCCTTTCCGTGGTATATGATACCAAATGGTGTATGATACTGTCAAGCGTGGATGTTGATGTCGTTCTCCTTGACGAGGCGCTTCCACATTGGTATGCAGATGTCTCGTCCCTTCGGCAGGGATATGTGCCGGCCGTCCTTCATCCAGATGCAATGGCTGTTGTGGCGGCTGCACTCCCATCCGTTGTGGCGGAGGATGCGCTCGACTACCTTGTACTTGTAGCCCCCGCGCATCGCTTGCTCCTGTACCGTCGCATGTACTCCGACATCCACAGCCGACGCATCAGCTTCTCGCCCCAGTCGCAGGCATCCGCCATTGGGTTTACGAGTTTCGCCTTTGCACGGCAGTATCTGTCGTGCCGGTACATCGGGCACTTACCACATTTTCTCTTTGGCTTCGACATGAGGATTCACCCCCTGCTTGATGAGTTCCTTTCTGACACGCTGCCAGTAATTCAGCGTAGTGATCTTCGAGTAGCCGGACGGCCCGCCGTTGTGGATGCGGGCAAGCACCTCGTATGTGACGGGGCATTTCGTCTGCTTCGCATAGAGATAGCCCCAGTGCTTCCAGTAGAGGAACATCATCATTTCCGACTTGTCCTTGTCGAGCGCGTCGCGGCTATGGTATTCCATGCCTCGCTTCAGGTCGTACAGCCGGTTGACATCCTGAATGTAGATGCTCCGTATCTGGTAGACATTGGCGCTCGTCGCGCCCCGGTCTGAT